GAGCGCAGCAAAAACGCAAGCTAGCGCGGCTAACCGTGCGGCTGAATTGCAACGCGAACAGTTTGAGCGTCAGGTTGAACTGCAAGCCCCGTTCCGCGAGGCGGGTGTTCGTGCGTTGCCAGAACTAGAGGCAGCGTCTAGGTACACGCCGTTTGGCATGAAGCAGTTTACTGCTGATCCTGGCTACGGTTTTCGTTTGGCTGAAGGCCAGAAAGCACTTGATCGTCAAGCCGCTGCCCGTGGCGGGCTGATCTCTGGCGGCGCTCTCAAGGCCGCGCAACGCTACGGCCAAGAAATGGGCAGTCAAGAGTACACCAACGCTTTTAACCGCTACCAGACCGAACGCCAAGCCCGTCTTAATCCGTTGCAATCTTTGGCCGGTGTCGGTCAAACCTCTACGGGCCAGCTAGGCCAAGCTGGTCAAGCGTATGCAACTAATGCCGGTGAGGCTATTGGCGCAGGGGCGCAGGCCCGTGCCTCTGGCTACATGGGCACTGCCAACGCGCTATCGCAGGGCTTAAACAGTTACTTGAATTACAGCCAAGGCCAAGAGCGCAACGCTTTGCTGTCGCGTGCTATTGGTAGCGGTGGCGGTGGCGGTGGAATGGCCTACACAGCCGAACCAGGCTTTTCCAACACGCCTTCGTACATGGTTCGATAAGGATTCATCATGGCACTCGTAAACCCCAACATTGCGATGAGTTATCGCGGTATTGAACTTCCGCAACAGAACGCGCTGGCCGACTATGCTGCCATACAGCAGATTCAAGGCGGGCGTCAAACGCAAGAATTAAATCAGATGAAGATGCAAGAGTACGAGCGCGCTCGTACTGAAGAAGAAGGCTTGCGTAATTACTTGGCGCAAGCCGACTTAGCCAAACCGGACACGCGGGCAAATTTGTTGCGCTACGGCAAAACTGGTTTGGCTTACGGCAAGGCTTTGACCGAGCAAGACACGGCAGCGCTAACGCAACGCGAAGCCGCGTTTAAAGTTCAAAAAGCTAAAGGTGATTTTATTGCTCAAGCAAAACGTGACACAAGCCAAAACCCTTCTGACGCAAACCTTACCGCGTTTAAAGAAGATTTGCTGGCTAACCCGCTATTTACCGAGCCTGAAAAATTGCAACTGGGCGCAAATATCGACCGAATTTTGACTATGCCAGTTGACCAGCGGCGCACGTTTATGGCTAGCCAAGGCGCAAGCGCCGGCGAGTTGAAACCGTCAAATTTACAAGTCAATCAAGGCGGGCAAACACAAGTGTTGCAAATGCCAGCGTTTGGTGGCGCGGGTACTTCAGTAGGCACTTACGCTGCTATGCCGTTGCCTGCGGATGTTCAAGCGCAAAAGAAAGAAGTTGCAAAGGCAAGCGCGGCAAACATTACTCAGACCACTGAGAAAAAATACGGCGAAAACTTATCAGGAAGAATAGCAGACCGCGATGATGCTAAGTTAGGCGCGGCAGAAAAAGCACCTCAGTTGGCCGAAAGCGCAAATCGAATTATTGACTTGGTAAAACAAGGCAACGTATTTACAGGGCCAATTGCAGATATTAAATTAAACGTAGCGCGGGGGTTAAACGTATTAGGCGCGAGTAACGAAGAAAAAATTGCTAACACTGAATTGCTTATAGCCGCTACAGGTCAAAGCACTTTGGACGCAATTAAAAGCGCTGGTTTAGGTACTGGGCAAGGCTTTACAGATAAAGACCTTAACTTTTTGCGCGGGATTGCAGGCGGCAAAATTGACTTTAGGCCAGAAACACTTACGGAGTTGGCTAGACTTCAACATCTAGCTGCTACTCGTAGCGTACAAGCATGGAACACTCGGTTTAAAGATATACCTAAATCGTCAATTGAAGGTATGGGACTTCGTACTGCCCCTGACGTGCCGCCGCTATCGCCTAGCGCAATATTTGCAAAAAACCCAAAAACAGGCGAGCGCATACAGTCTCTTGACGGCGGCAACACTTGGAAACCAGTAGGGGGTAAGTAATGGCTTTACCACGAGGATTTGAACTTGAGCAAGTTGCGCCGCCGCAACAAGCTACAGGTGTAAATTTGCCGCCAGGGTTTGAAATGGAAACCAGCGGCATTCCCAAACAACGTCGGTCTTTTTCCGATGTGCCGGGCGAAGCCTTAGCTAACGTGGGGACAAGCGCGGCAAATTTTTACAAAGGTTTGATTACCGCAATTACAAACCCTGTGCAAACGGCAACAGGTATATTAGACGTAGGCGCTGGTGCTTTACAAAATTTATTGCCTAAAGATCTTGTTGATTTGGTTAATCAGATTGACAACAAGCCCGAAGCGGCCAAGCGTGCGGTTGACGCAGCCAACGCTGCGGGTGGCATGTTAAAAGACCGATACGGTAGCGTTGAGGCGCTAAAGAATACTTTGGCAACTGATCCTGTGGGCGCGGCGGCTGACCTATCTACACTGTTTACAGGTGGTGCATCTGCAACGGCCCGCATAGCCCCCACAGCGTCTAAAGTGATGGGCGCTGTTGGCAAATACACCAACCCATTGTTACCTGTTACTACCGCCGCTAACTATGGGTTGGCGTTGGGTGCAAAAGGCGCGGGCAATGTAATTGACGCAATGAGGGGCGAACGTGCAACAACACGCGCAGGCGATATTGTGCGTAACGCATTGACTGAGGAAGGTAGAGCACCTCAAAACCTAGCCGCCGCGCAAAATGCGTTGGCCAATGCGCGCCCAGATATGACAGTGCGGCAGGCTTTGGCCGATGTGACTTCACCACAAGTTCAGTATCTTGGCGAAACCGTTCAAGCTAAAACCGCGCCGGGTAACGCGCTGTCCGTAGAGCGAGCACAAGAAACAAACCGCATGGCGCAGTTGCAAGGAATTACACCTGATTTGCAAGCCGCCGAAACAGCGCGGCGAAATTTATCTAAGCCGCTTTATAACGCAGCCACATTACCATTTACGCCAGTTAACACCGCGCCGTTGACGCAACAAATTGATATAATTTTGGCCGCAAACCCCGGCAACACCAAATTGGTGTCTGCGTTAAATCAGGTAAAAACAGGCTTAGAGGCTAGTACTAGCGCGCAACAATTGTCTTCGGTGCTAGATAACATTAAAGATTTGATCTCCAGTAAAGACAACAAATTCATCGTTAGCAACTTGGTTGACGTCAAGAAAACAATTGAGCAAGCGTTGCCGGGCTACCAACAGGCCCAACAAGTTTTTGCCACCGCATCACTCCCAATTAACCAAGCTAAAGTTTTGGGCGCCATGCAAGATGTTCTTACGCAACCTCTTGGCGTTGGTGAACGCGCTGGGCCGTTTATGACCGCATTAGGGCGCGGCGAAACTGCGCTACTTAAAAAAGCAACTGGTGCGGCAAGGTACGACGACCTGAGTCAAGTACTGTCACCACAACAAATGGGCGTTGTCAAAGGCATTGAGTCTGAGTTAAAACGCAACGCCGAAGTTGTGCGTCAAACCCAAGCTGGCGCAGACGCCATGAAAATAATCTTGGAAGCTAACCAATCTAAGTTTCGTTTGCCTAGCTTTTTAGATGCCAAAGTAACGGTAACAAACCAAATGCTTGACATTTTAAAAGACAAGATGAGCGCAAACGTGCTGAAGGAACTTGAAAAAGGTTTTGCGTCCGCAAAAGACTTTGAAACACTGCTCAAAAAAGTCCCCGCATCGCAACGCATTGAAGTGCTTAAAGCCCTTGGCGAAGCTAATTTAAGCCCAACTAAATTAAACATCATCGCGCAAACACAAAACGCGCTTGCACCTGAGCAGCCATACCGCATCCAGCTTAACAACATGTTGCCTGGACGACCATAATGGACTACCAGGTCTTGTTCAACGGCGCGGTTGTTCTGGCGTCTTTCTTTGGCGGGTGGACGCTTAACAGCATCACCAAGTCGCTGGAGCGCTTGGACACTGACGTGCGGTCTATGCCCACCGCCTACGTGGCCCGCAATGACTACCGCGAAGACAACCGCGAGATCAAAGAGATGCTCAGTAAAATCTTTGATAAGCTGGAAGCCAAAGTTGACAAATGATCGACCCAATCACAGCGCTTGCAGGAATACAGGCAGCGGTCGCACTGATCAAGAAGGTCAGCAAGACTGTTGACGATGTATCCAGTCTTGGCCCTGTGCTTGGCAAGTACTTTGACGCCAAGTCCACGGCCACCAAAGCGGCGGTTCAAGCCAAGAAATCCAAGTCCAGCATGGGCACTGCCATCCAGATTGAGATGGCGCTTGACCAAGCCAGACGGTTTGAAGATGAGTTGCAACTTCTGTTCATGCAGTCAGGCAAGATTGACGTTTGGAACAAGATCAAGTCCAGGGCGGCGGCAATGGACGCGGAGTCTGCCCATGATGCGCGGCGCGAAAAAGAAATCGCTGAAAGGCGCAAAAAAGAGATTGATGAAGTCATTGAGTTGGCCTTGCTCGGTGTGGTGTTTACCGCCATGCTAGGGGTCATCGCGTACTTCACTTTTGGCATACTTGAACAGTGCGGGGGTAAGTGCTGATGGCAACTGACGCGCAACTTAGCATCATCGACAAAGTGCTGGCGTATGTCAGCAGCCCGTTCCGTTTGTTTGCAATAGTGCTGATGGCGGTGCTGACCTTTGCGGGGTACTTTGTATATACAAACCAAGACCTGCTGATCGGCGCTTACAAAGAATCCAAGAAGATTCCAAGTATTGCAGAGGACAGGGTAGAGGACGCTGCCGCCCACCTATTCAAGCAGTCTGGGGCCATCATTGTGGCGGTGTTTAAGGTGAACTCAATGTTTGGAACGCGCATCTTGCATAGGGCGTACACCCGAGAGGGGCGGGACAAGACCAACGATGGGCTAGACGTTGGCCTGTTCACCCAGAACGCATCGAACAACGCTGACGTAGTGCGCTTGATGGCAAACGAGATTCCATGCGGCGAGTACACCAGCGCACAGAGTGAAATGGGCATCTGGTACATTGAGAAGGGCGTAGGCTACACGTGCCGTATTTCAGTGCCGCCAGAGCCTGGACGCTTTGTAGGCCAGATCACAGTAGGCTGGGCATCACCGCCAGATAATTTAGAGAAGACCCGCGCAATGCTACAGATTGCTGCAACGATGTTATCAAGGAGTAAACAGTAATGGATTGGTTAAAACAAATCGCGCCCACAATCGCTACGGCAATGGGTGGCCCACTGGCTGGCATGGCAGTGTCGGCTATCTCCAAGGCCATTGGCGTTGACCCTGACAAGGTAGGCGACCTGATTTCCAACAACAAACTGTCAGCAGAGCAAATTGCTCAAGTCAAGATTGCTGAGATCGAGTTGCAGAAACAGGCGCAAGAGCTTGGCCTCAACTTTGAAAAGCTGGAGGTCGAGGACAGGAAATCAGCACGGGAGATGCAGGCCACCACCCGCAGCCTGATGCCACCAGTGCTTGCTGGTACGGTTACAGTGGGCTTTTTTGGCATCATGGTGATGATGTTTATTGGCAAAGTAGACAGCGCCAACCCAGCGATTCTGATGATGCTGGGCAGTTTAGGCACAGCTTGGACAGGCATAATTGCGTATTATTTTGGCAGCAGCGCTGGCTCACAAGCCAAGACCGATTTACTTTCTAAGGCAGGGCCAGTCAAATGACACCACACTTCACCCTTGCGGAACTGACCGCCACCAGCCACCGCGAGTTTGACAACACGCCCAACGAGAAAGAACTTGCCAACTTGCAAAAGCTGGCTGAGTTCTTGGAACAAGTCAAGACCACGCTGGACGGCAAGCCGATAATGATCAACAGCGCCTTCCGATCAAAGCAAGTCAACGACAGCGTAGGCAGCAAGGACACCAGCCAGCACCGTCTGGGCTATGCGGCTGACTTCAAGGTGCCAGGCATGACGCCAGACCAAGTTGTGCGCGCCATCATTGCGTCTGACTTGCAGTTTGACCAGATCATCCGTGAGTTTGACGCCTGGACGCACATCAGCATCAGCCCCTCACCGCGCCGTCAAGCGCTAATCATTGACCGGGCGGGCACTCGCCCTTTCGCATAAGAGCGCGGTACGCCTCAATGGCGTCCTTGAGGTCGCATTGAAGCTGTTGAATCCTATCGTCTTGCTCAACCAGCTTGTCGTTTGCCTCTTCGGCAAACTGGGCTAGGTTTTCTTGTGTCCAAGTCTTAAAGTTTGGCATTTCTAATCTTTAACAATCTACTGATTACGGTGTGGCTGACATTGAAGCGCCGCGCTATCTCTTTCTGAGTTACGCCAGCATCGTGCAATGTATGGACTCGGCTGACTGAGATGTCTTTGGGTGGTCTGCCAGCACCGGCCCTCTTGCCGCCGTGGGTCAAGGTGATGTCTCTCCATCAGTCACGCCATTGCCGCCGACGTTGAACGAACTTACCGGCCCGTTAGGAAATCCGTAAAAATCCCCATCTTCGGTTGCAAGCTGTATTGTCATATCAATAAACTCCAAATCCAAATGCCAGTGAAGAACAGCGCCAAACAGATCGCCAACAGCACCGCAAAAATACACCACAGCATGAACGCTCCAATCCTGTGCCATGTTTCCGGCACTGGCTCGATGTCGTCAGGAACCATGGGGTACGGCTTGACCTTGCGGGTCTCCGCAAGCTGGCAACTCCACAAGCACTGTGGCTTGTGAGGGCAAATCCCCCCTGCATCGCATGTTCTGTTCATGTCGGCTCCTCAGTTTTACCCAAGTACGCCTTCAGGCGCTTGACTCGGTTCTTGTTGTAAGTCACCATCGACTGCGCGTACTCGACGCCTGTTTCAGCCCTCAACAAATCATGTTCGGCATGAATTAGTTCATGCGCTATGGCCTGCGCTGGCGTGACGGTCTTGAGCATAAGCCTTAACTCTGTCCATAGGTACTTGATCATGGTTGCTTTGCCTCCTGTAGTAGTTCGATCCGCTCGCGGCTGACCCGCAGCGTGTTGTAGCGTTGGTGCAGGCGCTGCAAGACCGACACGCGGCGCTGGTTCTTGCGCTCCTCGATCAGCATCTCCAACACCCGCGCCTCGTCCAGCGTCCGCAGTTCTGCGTTAAGACTTCGCCATGTAGTTGTCAATTTTGTTCTCCAGTTGAATAATTGTTTTCGTTAATCTGACGACAGTTCGTATCGCCGCGTTTGCTTCCCTGTCCCGTATCCTCAACTCAGCCCGCGCCGCCTTTAGTTGCGCCTTCCATAAATCAATCCGTCTCATTTCAAAGCCTCCAATGCAATGTCCGACAATGTGCGCTTGTCGTGTAGCGCACCCCAAATCTTCTCGTCAACCGTCTTGTGCGTCAGCATGATGTAGCACCAGACCGCATTCTTCTGGCCGCTGCGGTGCAGCCGCCCGACGGTCTGCTCGTAGAGTTCTAACGACCACGGCAGCGACAAGAACACAATGTGGTGCCCGCCGTGCTGTAGGTTCAGGCCGTGCCCCGCTGACTTCGGATGCACCAGCAGCAACTCGACTTGGCCGGCGTTCCAGCGTTCAATGACGCCGGCATCATCCAGCGTCTGTGCGCGTGGGAGCCGGCGCTGGAGTTCGGCCAGTTCTTCTTTGTACTGGTACACGACAATCGTGTTGGCCCGCTGGTTCTCGGCCAGCAAGTCCTCCAGCCGGTCAAACTTGTGCGGCGACAGCCAGATGGGGCCGTTGTCGGTGTACAAGAACCCGCTTGCCATCTGTTGCAGCTTCTGCGTCACGACAGCCGCGTTAACGGCCACCACATCGTTCAGCACAAAGTCCTTCTTCATGGTGTTGTAATCAAGCATGTCCATGTCGCAGCGCAACTCGACCGTGTGCAGTGGCGGCAACTTGTCCTTGTAGTCACCCGGCTCCAGTAGGTAGGTGGCCGGCTTGATGCGCTCCATGACTTGCGCCAGTGAGCCAGGGCGCGGCGCCCAATCGCCGTACTCTTTGTTGATCAAGATAAAGTACTGCTGCTGGAACGCGCCCTTGCTGCGGCCCAAAAGCGACTGATCAACAATCTTGCACTGGCCGAACACGTCCTCCAAGCCGTTGCTGGTAAACGAGCCGGTCAAGCCCCAGCGAATATTGATCTTGTCGATGACCTTGTTCAGCGCCTTGAACCGCGCTCCCGATGGGTTCTTCAGCTTGGTCAACTCGTCGTAGACAATGCCGTCAATGTGCGCCAGCGTCTGCGTTGCCAGCCACTGGATGTTGTCGTAGTTGGTCACGATGATCTGCGCGCCGCTGTAAAGTGCCGCCTTACGCTGGGCCGGTGTGCCCACCGCCACGGCCAGCGTGACGTTAGGCGCCCACTTCGGCTGCTCGACCGGCCACACGTCCGTGCAGACGCGCTTGGGCGCCAGCACTAGGAAGCGCTCGACCACACCCGCCTCCAGCATGTCTTGCATGGCCGTCAGCGTGATGGCCGTCTTGCCTGCGCCCACTGGCGCCAAGATCATGGCGCGGTCGTGTTCGTACAGGAAATCAGCCGCCTGCTCTTGGTATGGCCTTAGCCCCATTGCGCTGCCATCGCGTCAGCAATGCCTTGATAAGTGGCGCTGCGAAGTTTCCAACGGTCAGCGCTTGGCGGTAGTTTGTCTTGGCCGTAGTTGTCGCACTGGTTGCCCCAGCGTTTAGCCGGTTTACCGCTTGGTGTTATGACAATGCGCGGCTCGACTATTTGCGTTGCTGTGAGCAAAGACAAATTCTTCAGCCAAAGGCATGTTTTCTTGCTGGCGTCATGGCCGAATTGATATGGGCTAATGATCTGGTCTGGCTTGCGGATGCGGCTGCTGATAACGCTGATCGGGTTCTCGACCGCAATGCGTTCGACAGGCGCGTCCATCAAGCGCTGCACAAACGCCAGCGCATCCTCAGTCAATTGTGGGTCGCGCAGGCCGCGTGTCGTCCAGTGCATGCCGCTGACGGACAAATATGTGCATGGCGGGTGGGCAACCATCAAGTCCCAGCCGTCATTGATGATGTCAAACACATCGCCTTGGTAGTGCGGCCCTGGCGCGTCAGTCGGCAGCAGATCACATGACATGGCGTCATGCCCCCGCGCAATAAATGCGTCTCGGACACGGCCACTGTATTCACACGCGATTAAAATTTTCATTGAGCCACTCATTGATTTGATCCTTGTTCCATAGGCATACGTAGTTTTGATTCATGCGTGCCATGTCCGACATGAAAACCTTCTGCAAGGGCGACAGCCTGCCGCCTTCGGTCTTGACCTCAACAAACCATGTCTGGCCGTCTGGTAAGCACACAATGCGGTCAGCCACACCACGGTGCGCGGGACTGGTGAATTTGTAGGCCACGCCGCCAATCGCTTTGACACGATCAACAAGGTAGCGTTCTATTTGTTTTTCAAGCACAGTTTCTTTCCCACCGTATGCGGGCAACGCCTGCCGAACCAATGTCACTTCTAGCGCGCGATGGGGCGTCCCATCCAGCGCGCGGTGCTAGAGTCTGTATTGGTGTCCATCCCGCCCCACGCAAAGAAGCGCCAGATTCATCGTGCTGCGTATACGTTACGCATTTTGCGTAGCCAAGCGCTATCGCTGCGCGAACAATTGCGCCGTAAAGCATTGAGTTGGCATTGCGTGTGCCGTCTGTGCAAGTGCGGGTGACTTCTAATGTCATCCCGTTATCAAGCATACGGGCTACGGGCCTGCCAGCCACCGCAACACCCACGAGGTGTTCACCGTTAAACAAACCCACGCTAAACTTATGCCCCACTGGCGGCTTGTTATGTCGATGGTGCTCACGAACAAACGCTTGGGCCGTCTTGAGCGATATGGGCTTAATTTGCACGGTGCGTAAATTCATCTGCGGTCACCAAGCCGTTAGGCGCTAGCTCGACCATGATTGTTTTTGCATGGCTAACAATGCTCACGTAGCTTGGGTTGTACCCATGCTGCAAGCAGTACTCGCGCAGGGCGGCTTGCAGTTCTACAAGGCTGATTTCAATGGTGTGTGTTTTCATAGCCCGAATAATACACGTAAAAAACATTTGCACAAGCATTTATTTTGATGTACACTGAACACCTCATCAACTAAAGGACAGTACATGCAACACTCAAAGATCGTAGGCGGCTCAACCGCCAAGCGCGTCATCAACTGCCCAGGCTCAGTGGCCTTGGTAGCCGAGATGCCGCCGCAGCCCAGCAGCAGCTACGCCGAGGAAGGCACACTGTTGCACGATGAGATCAGCCGCTTTTTAGGCGATCTCGAATACAGGTTTACTTGCAGCCAAGAACTTATTCAAGACAAACTCTGGCCTGCCTTAGACTTGCTTGACGAAATAGACCCCGACAAGACAATGGAGTACGCAGTCGAAACCCGTGTCGGCTTTGGTGATCTGCTGCCAGGTGTCTTTGGCTCGACCGATTTGATGGGCCGTATTGGTAACAAGGCGGTTATCCTTGACTGGAAGTTTGGCTCTGGCGTGCCGGTGCCCGCCGAGGA